CTTGTATAAAAAGCCATACAGGTTTGTAGCTAGTTACGTCTTCCATGAATTGTCCTCTTTCAATGATGTAAGTTTTTCTATTCTAGATAATCCTACAATAGGCATTGTATTGAATCTCCATGATTCAGACCCATCATATTCTTCTCTAGTTAACCACCAATCTTCTCCTGCTACGATTAAACTATGATGTATTTCATTAGTCCCATAACCACTATCGTAATCCGTTACGTCAGCTAGTGCTATAAATTCTGAAAGGCAAACTAACCTGCCTTTAAGCATTACAACTTTAATGTCAGATAATGACAACCCTCTATTGTTTTCGAGGGTTTCAATAGTTTCTTTAAGTAAGTTCATCGTTGCACCTTCTAAGTTATTGATGGAATAGAAAATAGAGCATCAGGGACAAAATATTCACTTAGCTCGATTTCATGCTCTGCATTATTAGACACACCCCATAGTGTGCCTTCTTCGTCTCGTTCTACTACATAAGATATGCCGTTTTGGGTGATCAAGTCGCCTACTTTAATTCTTGTATTCATCATATTATTAAAATCCTGACCATCTAGGGTAATTAGCGGGAGATCGAGGATAGAGTGTTCGTTGCTCTATCTCAAATTTACTTGATCCTAGAACACTTTTCCAATCAATTTGATTGAAGAATTTAATGACAGCTGACATTGACAATGCATGGATCAAGGTATTGCCCTTAATATCGCTTGCATTGTAGCCTATGCCGTCATAGTCCCATTGTCCTATTCGTTCCTTCTGGACTACAACTTGCCCAGTTGCGAATACCTCTAATGACTTGTTTGTGAATTCTTCTACCATTGTCCCATCACCATTGTCCTATAAATAAAATAAAAAGTAAATAACCAGTTATCTGTAAAATGAAGCTAGAAAGAACCACACGCGCAAAGACCTTGGCAACCCTATTTAAAGGGTCGTCAAAGCCCTTGGCGTTGGCTAGGCGCGCCAGTTAGGCGGCTTGAGCCAGTTGAGGCCCTACGATTTCCGAAGTCATTAAGCCGCGCTTGTCAATGATTGACTGGAGCATATCATCACGTTCTTTATCGGATAATTCGTTCCAAGCTTTCCATGCCTTTTCAGCCTTGGTTTTAGGTGCTGGCGCGATTGACGCTTTTAGAGCTTTCATGCTTTCGATATATTGCCAACCTTCTGGGTCTTCAATCATCGCTTTGACAATCAGAGACTTTGTTGCCGATGCGCTGTTGAGGCGCTTTTTTTGGCTACCTGTAAGCTCCACTGGCGCTTTGTGCTTGATAACACCCCCCTTCACATCGTCCCATGACTGGAAAGGCCATCCCTTAGCTTGACAGACACCTTGCCAGACCATGGCCGGTGTGTGTCCATATTCAGAATATGCCTCCTGATATGATAGAAGTGTCAGGTTTGTAGCGCAAACTGTGTCCTCTTGCCTGTCGTCTCTAGAGTTTTTGCAATCCTCTTGCCACTTAATCGCATGAGCTACGCTGAATACTGTGTTTTCATATTCAGCTGATTTTATAATATTGACTATGTTTTCAATATTCATCGTTTCGTTTACGTTTTCCATCTTAAAGACCTTTCAGATAACTAGTTATGTGGGATTTATGAGAACCCACGCCGGCAATTCTCATGCCCAAAATGTACCATTATCCACTATCCGTAGTCAATATAATAATTCATTCAATGATATCATATACTTATGGCATATATTAGAATGATTCCAATGTGCGAATAGGATATAAAACCTTGTATTAAGGGTTGACAACACATGCATTCCTAGGGTTTCGAGGGTTCAAAGCGAGCATTCCTACGATGTCATACACAGTCCTAGGCATATCACATGCATTCCTAGACTTAGGGATATATTCCTACACTTATGTCGTGACAACATATATATTCCTATACTCATTGGGTTATAGGATATAGTTCCTATGGATAGGATAAGATGGCTAGATATAAGGCTTGACAACACATATATGCCTATATATAGGACTGTATTCCTATTTGCCTATTTATTAGGCAGTTATTCCTATTTGCCTATTTATTAGGCAGTTATTCCTAAGACTACTGAATACATTCCTAACATAGGAATAAATTCCTAACGCCCCCCCCCTGTGGGAAAAGACTCCTATCGTAGGAATATATTCGTGTGGTATGCGGCACAAATACTTGTCGCGAATACATATCGAATACCTATAAAATGCAATACAAATACCAGCCGAACACCTGCCGCATATCTGTCTAATACCTGTCTAATACCTGTCTAATACCTATAAAATGCAATACAAATACCAGTAAAAGACCGGCCAAATATCCGTAAAATGCGGCATGATCTATTTTGACTACCCCACCCCAAAAAAACCCCCCGCCCATTTTTTAAGGAGAGACACCAATGACACATACAGACCTCAGAAAACAGGGGGGTACCTAAACATACAACTTATATAGAAAATATATTTTTTTTATAAAATAACTATTGTATATATTTAAGGTGATGGTTATAATATCTCTATAGAGAGAAAGAGAGTACATTATAAAGTTGTTCTTACAAACTAGTACTAGCTCATTATGAAGATTAACCTTCTTAACCTCCATTACTTATACCTTCTAGTCTATAGAGAATAGATATATAATTATGATAAATCGCATATGCCTTAGTGTCCTATAGGACTCTATATAGAAGAAGCTCTCTTTCTCTCTCTTTCTCTATTTCTTTTAGATATATATATAATAATAACAATAACAATAATAATAATAAATATAGTGGGAGGTTGTCATCCCCTGATGGTGTCAAATGTGGAAACTAATTCAGATATAGAACAAACTGAAGCTGAAATATACTACTCCAACCTTCTAAACCTTAGAAGCGAAATTAAGGAGCTAGTTCATAGACAATCAAATACAGATTTCTTAACATTTGTACGTAAAGTAGCTCCTACATTAATTTCTGATTGGAAGATGGGAGAGCATATCAAGCTTATATCCCAGAAACTACAGTTAGTTTTAGAAGGTAAGATCAAAAGATTAATGGTCTTCCTCCCACCTCGCTCCTCCAAGTCTGTAATATGCTCTAAACTCTTCCCTGCATGGTATATAGGTAGGAATCCTAACCATGAGATACTTACAGTGTCACACTCAGGGGAGTTGTCAGCTGATTTTGGTAGAAGTGTACGTGATATTGTCAACACTGAGTTCTTTACTGACACATTCCCCGGTGTAAACCTACGTGCAGACGCTAAAGCTGCAGGTAAATGGAAGACTAACCTGAATGGTAGCTACTTTGCTGCAGGTGTACGTACCCAAATTGCAGGTAGAGGCGCTCATATAGCCATATTAGACGATGTAATGTCTGAGGAGGACGCCTTCTCTGACTCAGGCCGTAGATATATCAAAGAATGGTGGCCTAGTGGGCTTCGTACGCGTATTATGCCTAATGGTGCCATTATAATTATTAATACAAGGTATCATTACGATGATATCTGTGGATGGCTCTTAAAACAACAGGCTAAATTTGATATAGGTGAAGAACAGAAGTGGGATGTACTAAGTATTCCTGCATGGCTGGACGCTAAGTCATCTGAATTATTAGGATTGCCTGAAGGTACAAGTTATTTCCCTGAGTGGAAGGATGACAAGACTCTTAAGATTGATGAGATGGACATACGGTCTACTAATGGGTCTAAGTACTGGGAATCCCTGTATATGCAGAACCCTACACCTGATGAAGGTAATATAATTAAGAAGGGTTGGATGCAATGGTGGGGATATTCTGATCCTCCCAGTGCTGATTTTATAATACAGACGTATGATACTGCATTCTCAACTAAGACTACAGCTGATTATAGTGTAATTCAAACATGGGGTATCTTTACTAACTATGAAGATATTAATTATCAAGATGAATCTTCAGGTATTGAGAGTGGACCTCCAGCTAGTCTAATACTCCTAGGATCACGTAGGGATAGGTTTGAGTACCCTGAGCTTAGAAGGGTAGCTAACGAGGAGTATAGGCTCCACAAGC